AACGTTTATAATAACCACGTTTCGCTCACGGTCAGAACCTTGTGGGACGTAACCGGGCGCACCTCTACGCTTAATCCCAAACCAACCCCACGATAGACCGCCAAAGTTTATTTCTACGGTTGAATTAATGCGTCTGAATTCCATGTAAGACGAACCGAGAGCAGATTGGACGTTTCTAGCGCGGACTTTTCCGGTATCACCGGCAAGGATAACCCAGTTATCACGGCCAGCGCCAGCACGTTTTTTAATCCATTTGAAAGCCCCATTTTTAGCCGTGGTGTCAATGTAAGTCACTCCAATTTCAGCGTCGAGAGCGTAAGGGAAACCTTGCCCTTTTAGTTCGGTTCCGCTATTATTGCTTGTGCCACCGCCACCCGTTCCGACTTTGCGTTTGAGTTCTTCCAAGTCGTTCTTAGTTGCCAACTGGCTTGTATCCACTGTTGGAATTTTAGACCGTGTGACAAATGGATCGCCACCGTTTTTGAGTTTGATATCAATGAGGGTATCGATGTTTCCAATATCTCGCCCGATCTGTTGGATTGCTTCTTTTAATTTATCCATCTAGCGCCTCCTTTAGAGACTATTTTTGGCGCTATTATAGATTTGTACAAAATCAGTAGTTTCAAGATCAGTAAATTTCTGCCCGAGTTCGGTCATTTTTGAAACGATCGCGCTATCGGATGAACTGCCGGCCGAAATTTTTTCAGCAATTTCTTTGAGCGTGTCCAGTTCTTCCGGGACGCCTTCACCTAAAATAGCTGTTTTTACGCCTTGGATCGCGGTATCAAGTTGTTGTTGCGTGATCCCACCTTGACCGATCTCGCTTTTGTCTGCTTTGTTAGCAAGCGTGGTATTGATTCTTTTTACATCAGTACCTATTTCCCGGACTAAAGATGTTAAATTTTCTGTGTTTAAGCTCATTTTTTCTCCTTTTAAATTTTAGCTAAATTGTATAGAGTCGTCAGATCCGGGAATTCTTCCACGATTCCACTCTCTTTGTGCGCTTCGATAAACTTTCCGATCTCTTCCTTTACGTCGTTTTTGACAAGCGCTAGAACTTGCTCGCTTGTGTATTCGTCCGCGGATTGAATCACGTCAACGCGAACGTTTTGATCGCTCGGGAAGACGTACCCACCGCATGACACCTCCACGAGATAGCTCTCGACCGGAAGGACTTTAGAAATTCGAAACATAACTTTTGAATTAGTGACAACGCCATTGAAAACGGCCTTACCTTTAGACGACGCGAGCGTGATTGTCGCATTTTCGCCCTCGAGCTCGACCGGCTTCCAATACTCGTCTAGCAATTCAAAACCAAAAAGGGAAGCGGAATCGCCTTGTTTGACGATCCGCCCTCCCTCGATCTGCCTTAAATTTGTAGAGTTTAATCTATTCATTCAGGCCTCCTCTTTTGTCACATATCCACGCAATCGTCGAGATACTTATCTTCTACCCATTGCGCGCTGTCTGGATGGTTAATTCGTGCCCACCCGTTCAATTTTTCATAGACGCGGACGCGAGTCCCGGCCGGCAAAAATTCCTTATCTTGGCTATCAATACGTGGACCGGCTTCGACGTAATAATCAGTCGTGAGCGTTCCTTCGTAATATGGCTTGTCTGACTTGTTCAAACGTGTATTCACGTCAAGCTCGCGATCGAATTCACTTTGCGCGGGCGTTGGTACGGGTGTACCACTTTCACGGAAGACAATCTCGCGAGGTCGGCCGTTGAGATCCCAGATATAGTTATAATCGTTCTCACTCACGCCATCCATGCCATAATTGCAATGGATCGCGGTATTTTCACCCGTCATAATCAAGATATGGCCGAATGATCCGAGGGAGCTTGATCCGTCTCGTGGAGCCCAGATCACCACGTCCCCACGACGTGCGTCGAAAGTGCCATCCACCCCGTCAAAGATCTTCGGATAGCCGATTGTTGGGAGCACTTGTTGAAGCGTCTCCGTATTGTTATTCAAATTGATCTCGAGCGCGTATGATACAGCGGACGAGCAATCAAACTCGATACGTCCGTCTCCGTCTGCGTCGTTCCCGTTGCGGTCTCCCATGTCGTAGTGGACGGGGATCGCTTGCAAGTGACGCATACGAGCAATACTTGACTCAATTTTACTCATAATAGGCCTCCTTATTTCTTCCATTCGTCGTTCGCTGTTTTAACCGCGGATTCAATAAATGTATTCAACTGATCATTAGTTAAATAGATATTGTGTGCTTCAAGCCCTTCAATCAAGCTAGTTTTAGCGTATTCTCGCTTAGCGGAACCGTGAATATCTAATTTATCCGCTACTTGCTCGGTAGCATTTACGGCGTTCTTTGCCAAGATCTCAACGATTTCAATTGCTTTCTTGCCCCCACGCATAAGCAAGTATTTCTTGAGTGCTTGAACCACGATACCCGTCAAAACAACTAAAATGCTCATAGCTGACGAAGTGATAATACTTGTAATTTGATCCATGTTATTTCTCCTCTTTAATTTCTAAATTTAAAAAGCGCTCAAAGAGCACTCTTATAGCACCGTTACCGCCTAATTCGACGTAACTTTCATATAGTTTCGATAGCTCCTCGATTTCGTGCTGGTTGGTATACCCACGATTGAGAGCATTCTTTAAATTTTCCTGCAATCGAAAACGTTGGAGCCGTTGAAGCCCTTTCCCGATGATCGTCAAATTCTTATTGTTATCTTTCCCAATAGTTTCCACGGATTGGACTGACTGCTCGAGGGTATCGATTTTATTCGATAATCCCTCAAGACGTTTGTCAGCCTCTTTAGTGCTTTTTGTGCTTTTGTAAGAAAAATAACTCGGAATGATAACGACGAGAACGGGAGTCAACTTGTCAACTAGTGTCAATAGGTCCAATTTTATCACCCCCCTATTAAATCACTAGCTTACTGGACGGGTTGAGTTTCAAGCTCTCCTGCCGGTTTTGGCTCGTCTTGTTTTGGCTCTGTCCATTTCCAAATACCGATTTTTCCATTTTGGTAAAGGTTATCCAGTTGCTCCAAGGTTTCACCTTGATAAGTGAATGGCTCGTTAACTTGAATCATGACACGTTTTCCTTCTTGGAATTTTTCGGTATGGTTTGGATCCTCAATCGCAAAGATTTCTTGCGACTTGTAAGTCTTACCAGTTTGTCCGAGTTCGACAAGTTCAAGCCCACGTTTGAAGACTGTTGGATCTAGTGGGTGGTCAACATCAGTAACACGCGCCAATACTGCCCAATCTGCCACTGCTTTTACTTCCGCAATTTTGGTATCTTTTTCAGCAAGTTTTTGCTCGTAGCTTTCAGCTTGTGTGTGTAAGTCCTCTTGCAATTTCTTGACACCATCGGCTGGGTTAAATTCGGTTGCAACTTGTCCAAGGACTGCTTGGATCAATGCTTCATCTGACTCACTTGTGCGGTCACCAATCAAGACACGGTCAAAGGCCGTATATGGTGCGTCCTGTCGGATAGCGACAAAAGTCTTGTTTGCTTCTTGTAAGTATTTGTTAACTACTTTAAATGTCATATTTTAATCTTCCTTTTCTAATTTTTCTGCTACTTCATCGAATAGCTCTTTAAGAGCTTCATCTGCTTCTAGCACCTTGTTAACCCGTGCTAGTTGTGCTTGTGCTTGCTCAAGCTGTGCTTGCATTTCTGCTAGTTTTTCTTGTGCTTCTTCGTATAGCACCTTATAATTAGACGCTTCTACGATTGTGTTCGCAAGTTTCTGCGAGATTTCATTTACGATTTTATTTACTGTATTCATAGTATTTCCTTTACCTTGCTGGTTCCCAATAGGTGCTGTGGTGTAATACGCGGAAGTTCCCGTTGTCGTAGAACTCAATGCCACTCGTGCCGTTTGAATTAATAATAGCGGTACACCAGCCGCCTCCCCTGTTGTAGCGTTTTAGTTTAATGCCTTGATTTTCGTTATTGCTAGCGGAGTCACTAACAATTGTCATATTGTAATCAACTATCAATTTTTCGGCAGACATTTTAATTCGATTGCTATCGGTTAAAGTAATCATCGGATTGCCCCCGCTTTTTGTTGATATGTAAAAGTCATATCCAGTATGCGAACCAATTGCGCCACCTCCTATTCGACCGTTTGTGTAGAAAGTGGAATAACCAGCGATGGTTTTGCCATTTTTTTCCACGAAATCAAGCGCGCCACCATGAAGAATAAGACCGGATAGCGCTCCCATGGACTTGAACACTCCTTGGTTCAGGTCGAAATCTGTCGCACCGTTAATAGATTGCAAAATCCCACCCTTGATAATGTTCGCGGTCAGCCCCTCGGTCGCGACATTTTTAGAAGTCACATTGATAAGATTGGCCTTGCTCGCATCGATTTCGTCGATGTGAGCCGTTCCAATTTGAGCCTTACCGATCATGGATTTTTTAATAACCCCGTCCTTAATGTAAGTTTTTTCACCGATTGAAAGCAAACCTTCATTGATCCTCACGGAACCGTCAGGGTTTAAATTCATTTGGCCTAAAATATCACTAGCGCTATTTAGGTTTCTAACTGACCACGAACCGCCTAGCTGTGTTACTTGAGTTCTGACTGCCTCTAGTGGCTCGTTCGAATCATCTGGACACGGTTGCCATTTACGGTCATTGTTGCCCTCATAGAAATCAAGCTCGGTCATAAATAGACCGCCCCATTTATTAGGATTGTTTCGGTCATACTCAAATTGAAGATAACCATCATCAAAATCTCCAGTATTAAATTTGAAGGATTTCTTGACGACTTTGACATTGCTAAGTATTGGCCCGTCTGTCCATTGAGGCCTTCCATCAAAAACAAGTTGCTTTTCTTCAAAGTCCGCCGTAGAACCTTTTTTACGCTTGCATAAATAGATTCGGAAATACTTAGAATTGTTATCGAATGCCAAAATATTCAACATGTAGTCTGCATTTCGTTTAACGATAAATCGTGGACTTTGAACGACTGCGCCTGGTCTTAACTCAAACATTCTTTTTTGGCCGTTAAAATAAAAGCCGTGAGCTGTGAAGCCTAATCTTCCGTTTGCTTCAGTCCAATATTTCAGTCCGTCATCTGCCCGACTGTTTCGGAGCATATTCGGGCCACCTTGCGTGGAATACTTACCGACCTCTGTTTGGAAAATCTCGCTAGACATAACCAAACGAGAGAGTTTATCGGGTGCGTCTGCTTCAGACTTGCCCAAAATTCGCTCGTAGAGTAACGAAGTTTCTTTGACTTTCTGGAAATCAGCGACACTTTCGGAAATTTGACTAGATAGCGTGGTTAATTGGCCATCAATACCTTGTCTAAATTCAGCCAGCTTTGCTTCGTTGTCTCTAGTAAGAGCTTCGAAGCGTTGTTTTGTGCTTTCGACGTTCTCAACATAGGTACTCTTAGCAACATAGCCACTTGAAAAGCGCTCCCGCATAGCTGTAATCTGATTGGTCGTTTCTTCGCGGGAGTAGCGTTTTAACTCATCTGATAGCTTCTCCCGTTCAATCTGGACATTCGTTCTGAATGCGTTTAATTCCCGGACATTGTCGTTAGCAATTTCTCTCGCTTCTCGGACTAAATCGGTGCTCGCTCTAGCTCTTGCTAGTGCTTCTACTGCTTGCAAGTTAGCTTCTGCAATGGCACGGTCAGTAGTTGTCTTGGCTTCTTCTAGTTGCCTATCAACCTCTTTCTTGACCTTGTCCACATCTTCTGTATCAATGCGTTTCTCCCACATTGACCCGTTCCAGATATACATTCGGTCATACAAGCCATTCTTCTCGAACCAGATATCACCGACCTTATGTTCGATAGCATCATCTGGACGGTTGTACCAGACCTTATTGCCCTGGGCGTTCAGTAGATATTTTGGTAAGTCATTTTTTAGTTTCTGCTGGTTTTTCTCGACTTCTTCGATTTTACCAGCCAGCCCACTCTGCATTGATGCCCGTACATTCGTACCGATTTCACCAAATTCTACGCTAGCATTTCGCTCGTTGACAAAGTCATAAGTGATAGTGGTTACTTTGGCAGTCTCGTCTGTTAGCCCAATCTGTGGATAGTAGACAGGCACGATATCGCACAATTCTAATTCCTCAATCCAAGCTCGATCTGCATAATCTAGCGTTTTGGCTAAGTCCACGTACTCGATTTTGGTATTGATTTTAGGCTTACCGATTGCATTACGTTCCATGTAGTCCGTGGCAAGTTTTCGCAACTTGTCAGCGGTTGGAATGTTTTTCTTTTTGCTATCAGTGCTAAATTCACTTGAAAAATCAATAACCTTGATGCGTCTATGAGCATACAAGGCCTTGTATTTACTATCTACATAGTTCTCTGGGATAGTAACCGTGATAGGGTCTGGTTGGTCATCGCTTGTGTCACCTTCTGCCCGTTCTGGTGTGTAGGTAGCGAATGGTAGCACACTTGTATATGCGTCTTCAATCGTCTCATCTGTTTCAGCAAATAAGATGTTCCGACCATACTCTAATACGGTTGGTGCGGTACGGCCTAATTGCTTGTGTAGTCTGACTGTCATGTTGTCAAACTCATACTCGCCACCCCAAATATCAAGGATAGAGCCCTCTACACCACCAAGAGCAAGACGGGCATTAGTTGCCTTGTCAATGGTTAACTTAGTAGTAGCACTAGTCTGGATGTCAGACCATACATCGAAACTATAATCGCCGATAAGAGCATCTTTCCAGCGTGCCAGAGCAGATTGAGCAGTGCCATTTAAGACCGTACCATTTCTGATAGCCATGTATTCCAGCTTGTGCGAGATATGTTGCCCGTAAATCTTAACGATGTTACTGCTATCTTTGACGATGCGTGAGATTTCAAAAGTCTGATTTTTGGTGCGTAGCCCAGCATCAGCTTTCAACTTCATTTCTTTTTCAAGGATTGCTACCATAGGGTCATTCACGGGAATTTCTGCATATAGCGTATAATTCCCGTTACGTTCCCTCGTGACTGTACCCTTGGCTACATTAAGCTCACCCAGACCGTATGTATCAAACACCGTCTCACTTTTATTAAATAAAATAGGCCTCATAGCTTAACCCCCCAATTTGGGATCATTGACACCGTGAAATTACCATCCCAACTAATCAAATTGCGTCCAGCATCTAAATAAGGCATTTGGAATTGTGGAGACCTTACTACCTTATCCCACGCTGGTAGATTATCCTTAAATACTTGGTTCGCTTGCATATCCAGAGTGATTTTACCTTGTACGCCTCGCAACTTAGTCTTGCGACCATTGATAGTTAACGTACAATCACCAGAACCCACAAGCGTGATGATAGGTTTTGCGTTCATGTTGCCTAAACCGTTAATAGTTGCACCATTTGACAGCGTTTGAGTGGCACGGCCTTGCTTGTAGAATTTGACTGGATAAGTCAAAAAGTTAAGTTTGACCTTGCCAAATTGTCGCATGATGCTGGAAATTTCAAAGCTCTCTAGGTATGCTGACCGATAGATAAAATCTTTATCCCACGATAGCGTCAAATCCTTGTAGCCTTCTACGTTGAGCCAGTTACTGATATCACCTTCGATATCTGATAACTTCAAATTAGAGGAGATAGTGCAAGGCAATTCCAGAGTGACCGACTTCAAACGATTGTTAGATAGTAACAAGTCACCATCACGACCAGCTACAGATACGGTTGAAATATCTTGACCAGTGGAATTGATTACATAATCACTTGTGACACGTAAGCCGTATCTACTGCTATCTGTGCCATTAAAATTAAATGTACTCATTAAGCCATCTTACCTCCTTCTAAATTTGTATAATATGCCATTTCACGTAGTAACCTACGCATATTCTCTGGGCTAAAGAAATTATCGTTTGCAGTTCCATTCGCATTAAGTGTGTAGTTGTTAGTCACACTAGAGTTAGATACACTGCCAGCTCCAAAGCTAGGACTGATTGAGCTAGTGAGACCTAGAGCACTTTCTGGAGTGAATGACACACGGTCAGCAAGTGCCTTACCGGCATCTATCACATCCTTACTAAGCCCAGTCATGCTATCGTCTACGTAGTAGCTAAATTTATCAATACCGACTGCCATACCTTCTGGGATTGCTCGCCCGATTTGGTCACGAAATACCTTGGAAGGCGAGTTAATACGCAAGGTAGAACGTGCAGCACTTACCGCAGCACCCGCTATGGATGCGGCTGCACTTGCTACTGATCCGGCCATGGCATAGATACCAGCACTTAAGCCTTCACCGATAGACATACCAGCGTTGTATCCACCGCTAAAACCGCCTTGTAGATTGCCGTTAGCGGTATGCTTCAAGCCAGCGGATGCACCAGCAACCGCTCCTTGAGCAGAACCAATACCACCACTAAGGCCAGAGCCAAATTGATGTCCAGCGCTACGACCGTCCGAACCGAGAGAGGCCACACTCTGTTTAGCAGTAGACTGTAAACCTCTTGAAGATGAGCTTACCTGACCTTGTTTAGTACCAATACCAAGAGAGATACCTCCCCCGAATTGTTGCCCAGCGGTCATACCCTTAAGGGTCATTGAAATCATCTGTCCTGCGGCTGCAATCGTCATAGCGGCACTAGATGCGGCGACCGAACCTTGAGCAGAGCCGATACCAGTAGAGATACCTCCGCCAAAGTTCGACCCTGCGGTTTGACCTTCGCCAGCCAGTGTACTCATAGCACTGACAGCAGTGCCCTTCAAAATGTCAGATGCGCTTTGTACGAGTGGTGTATTATCTGAAATACCCTGAGCATAGCCTCCGCTCATTTGAGCACCGCTATACTTTGCCTCTGTAGGCAGGTTATTAAAGGCTTGCTTAGAGGCTTCCGTCATTTCAGAAGATGCTTGTGCCACATCTTCCTTGCCCGCACGAATACCATCAGCGGTTTGCTTTGGAATTTCACGGGCTTTCACATCAAAGCCAGCTTCTGCTAGTGCGTCCCTAAACTCGTTACCGATAGCAGTCACCATCGCTTGAACTTCTGGGGCTAATTCCACGCCCGTAGCCTTAATACCACGCAAGAAACCTTCTTTTGCTTTATCGCCCGCTTCTGTCCACTTGCCATTCAATGCACCTAACTGCTCATCAGAGGCATTTACAAGAGCTTGTGTTTGCTCGGCCATCTTAGGCCCAGCTTGTCGCATCTGCTCGATAAGACCTTGGTCAAGTCCACGTTGAGCTAGAATTTCAAGGTTTTGCGACCACTTGTCAACTGCGTCAATATTCTGTTGCAAGTTAGCAGTCATCTGTTCTGCAGATAGAGCAGTCTGTTGTTCGATAGCTTGGAATGCGTTTTGTACATCGCCTTTGAGAGTTTCATACTGGGCTTTCATGTCGTCTACCAGCTTGCGCTGGTCATCGTTCATGTTCTCCCAGGATAAGGCCATCCGACCAGAAGCATCTTCTGTGGACTTGGCCCGCAACTCGTTATTTTTGACGATTGTATCCGTCAATTCATTGTCCGACTCTTCAGTCTTCTTGATGTCCTCTTGAAGTTTTTTGACTTCTTCGTTGTATTTTTGCTTAGCTCGGCTCTTTATTGCGTCCTTAGTAGTAGAGCTTGAAAAAATACCGTTCTCAATGTTATCAGTTTCTTTAACAAGATTTTGGTACTCTTTCTCGAGTTCCTTCATCTTATCTTTGACATCAAGGCGCTTCTTGGCATTCTCGACCATCTTAGCGTTAGCAGCCTCAACCTCAGCCGAAGCCTTGGACGCTTCAATCTGCTTACGGATAGCATCCGTAGTCATGTTGATAGTACCAGTAGCTTTATCGTACTGAATATTTAACCCCTCAATACGCGAGTTAAGGGTTTCTGCTGCAGACGCAAGTTCCTTCTTCTGCCCTGCGGTCTTGTTTTCAACCGCGTTCAGTTCTTCAATCTTCTTAACAAGCCGTTCATTGTCCTCGGCCGTAGCCTGGATTTCATTTCTGCGATCCTTGTAGGCTTCGTTGCCTTTATCGACACTTTCGTGCAGTTCTTCGAGGGAGCGTTTAAATTCTTCATTCTTGGCTTTAGCCTTCTTTGTTTCCTCGCTTTCTTGACTTAACCAAGAAACAAGGCCCGCTAGAGCACCGACCACTAAAAAGATACCGCCCGAAGACAATGTGGCCAAAGCCCCAGACAATCCTACGGTTGCCCCCTCAGCAACCAGCGAGGTACTAGCTAAGGCAGTCAGTGAGGTTATAAGGTTAGCAATCAAACCACCTATACCCTTAATGATGGCCAGTCCAAGCATAGCGCCTTTAAACGCCAAAACTCCGACAACTACACCACCCAGTATATGAAACAGTGGATCAAGTACAGGTTTCAAATATCCCAAAACCTGTACTGCAGTTTTAACTACTGGCGTTACTGCCTTAATTGCATTAACAATGGAAGCAAAAACATTATTGACAACTGCCTTGATACTATCCAAGTTTTGGGCTATGCTCTTACCAGTGACTGCCTTGCTCATTTTGTCGAAGGCGTCAATCACGTTAGCGATACCTTTGGCTACTGCATTCACGATGTTTCCAAACGATGTCCGAATACCTTCGCTATTTTTACGAGCCATTTCAGCAAAGCCATTAGTTCCCTTGTTAAGTTCAATCAGACGCTTGCTGAAATCGTCGAACGAAATCTTACCGTCTTGCAATGCAGAATAAAAGTCTTTTTGCGCTGATTTTCCAGCAAAGCCAAAACTTTCAGCAGTCTTTTGCAATGCGTAAGGCATGGTCTCTTGCAATGTCTTCCACGATTGCAAATCGACTTTACCAGCAGATAACATCTGGGTATATTGTTGCAATCCACGGCTTGCGTCTTCTGTAGATGCACCAGAGGCCAAAAACGCATTATTTAAGGCGATTGTTAACTTGGTTGATGTCTTCAAATCGCCCGTCATAGAGGTTAGTTTTTGAGTTGTTGCTACAACCGTGTCTAGTGTTGTAGGCAAGCCCTCAATGCCCTCTGATAACGTCTTAGTAGACTGCGCTACATCTTTGGACGAATGCCCAAGCGACTGCATAACCTTTGGAAACCGTTGCAAGGTATCAAAGCGATCAATAGCTTTGTCCAGCGATGCAGTGATTAAATCAAGACCAGCGTTGACTGCCTTGAATGCAATTGCACCGACTGAAAAATTCTTAATGCTTTCTTTTAGCTTGTCAAAACCACTAGCGCCTTGTTTGGCTTTCTCACCGCCCTTGCCAGCATCATCACCAGCTTTCTTGAAGCCCTCGCCAGCCTTGCTAGCTTGGTTTCCAGCATTCTGTAGCGTCTGACTAGCCGATTTAAAGCCATTAGAGGAGCGGTTAGCATCTGACTCTAGCTTTTTTAAATCACTAGCTAGGGCAGATAACTTATTACCATTGACTTGTACATCAATTACTATTCTTCCGTCTGACATTATTCCTCCTCTCTATCTAATCTGTATTTATTCTGCAGTTTACGCATATTAGCCTTGTATTCAGCCGGATCATGAGTCTTAGGCTTCCAGTCTCTAATCTGGATAAGGCGTGCGACTGGTGTATTATCTGGCAAGCCATTTAGCAATGCAGAAAATTCTTGCCATGTCATTTTGCCTTGCTCTTCAAAGAGATTGATACCATAGGCCATTCTAAAACTAGCGTAGATATCGCTTGCGTCTTCTTCGATGCCTAGTAGTCTTACCTTATCTATTTCTTCCTTCGGTACGGGCATAGAATTGCCATTTCTATCAAGTACGGGCTTTTCTTTCCGTGTCTTGATAAAATGCTCGTCTATGTATTCCCAAACCGTGAGGAAGGTAAGAGCGTCTGTGATATGTTGTCCAGTCATGATTTCTACTGCCACTTGGAATTTTTCAAGTTCATTTAGCAAATCATCTGCAAATACCTCAAAGACATCTAAGACTGTGTCAAAAGAGCAGTCGATATCATACTCGATTCCATCCAACTCAAAGCTATTTAGTAGTGGCTCATTTAGTTTCATGAGCTTGTCCTACTTTTTTGTTTTGCGTTTTTTCTTTTGTGACTTCTGGAGATACTGACTAGTGCGCTCATTAACCTTCTTAGCACGCTCTTTCTGGATCTTCTCTAATTCCTTAGCTACAAGTTCATCCACTTGTTCAAGTGCGTCACCAAGAGCTAGATAGTCTGGGTATTTTTCATATAATTTGGCAAACGTGCCATCACCGAAAAACGCGTCATACTTGATTTCAAGCAGTTTCTTCTCCATCTCAATAGCTTGCTGGGCTACCTTGGCATCAATGACACCCTCTTTCACATCATCAAACTCACCGTTTTGAGAGCGTTCTACAAGTTCTTTCTGGTACTCGTTGAAACGGTCGTTGATTTTCTGTGGGACATCTGCGAATTTCACTAGTGCCTCTGTCGAAGTGTCAAACCAAAATTCAAAGTCTCCGATTTTAATTGGAAAACCGGAGCGGTCAATGTTAATGTTAATAGTCATCTTTAAATCTCCTTTTAAACAAAATAAAAAAGGCGCTACCGTGACAGATAGCGCCTAACATTATGATTAGACGACTGCTGAAACCTTAGGAAGAGAGTTATACGAGATTTTGCAAGAAAATTCTTCGTATTCTGCAGCAGCGCCCGAACCAGCTTTAATATCAGATACAGTAGCGATTCCAACTGCTTGGGTCTTACCGTCAGCATCTATGACTTTATGCCAAACGAGACGGTCATTACCGAGTTTGTATTTAAGGTCAGCAATATATTTCATTGCTGGGTCTTCTTTGTCGTAAGTGCCTTTTACTGTGTACGTACCTTTAACAGCAGTAACAGTCGTTTCTTCTGTACCGTCTCCATCGTAGTAAGCGGTAGAAGTAGTTTGTTCATCTGTATCATCTGTGATGTCTTCGATCCACTTCGCAAGTTCCAAGTAAGTAGTTTTTTCTGGTTCTACTTTTGGATCAGTAATAGGTGCGATAAAATGTCCGCGTAGGGCGTTTTTAAAACGTGCCATATTTTAGTTATGTTCCTTTCATTTATTAAAAACCGTGATATTCGCTTGAATATCTTGTAAGTAGATGTAATACCCTTGATCGTCTCTGTCGTTTAAAAACGGCATCGTGACTGTTAGGTTGTCGAACTCATACGAGCCATTCTTGCTAGGCAGTTCTAAGTTAAATTCAGATAATGCCTCGTTAATAGCCCAGATACAAGTGTTTGCTTTATTGTGACTTTTTGTTTTGATTGCAATTTCAAAAGGCAGTGTGACATCCTTGGCCTCGTCCATATAGAGCGTATTGACTTTGCCACCAGCTAGTGGATAGCAGACAAGGCTCTCGTCCTCGTCCAAGTAGTCCATGCGACAAGTAATAGGAAGATTAAGCGTATTGATAAAGCTATTGAGTTGCTCCAAAAAGTCGTTTTTACCGATGTTTTTCGTCATAGCCCCATAGCCTCCTTACCTTTATCAGCCCACTTACTACCATATATAGCAGAGGCTTTCTTATCCCACCGTGGGCCAGTTCCAGCCGTTTTACCTTTAGACCAGTGCCAAGAGCGTTTTTTGTTGTATGCACCGCCATAAAACTGCGCCCTTGCATATACAGTGTCATAGATAATTTTGTTACCCGATACGTGACCAGTGCCACGTAGATGCCCGCTTTTAACTGGCACAAATTGTTCCATGTCCAGCATTGCTTGGTTAGCGATAGCGTACTCTGCCTTTTTAAGACTAGCGCCAGACACTTTTTTGCTAGCTCTACTTAAATCAACTTTAATCGTGATACCCATTAGATCACCTCGATTTCGTAAGTTAAAATACGCTTGTTCATCGGGTGTCTATTCGGGATAATCTTACTAATAATGTAGGCTTGATTGTCTACAATCAACTGACCATCGATGTAAGAGTTGTCAATCTCTACATTGCAGTAGTCTGTATCAATGTACAGCACACCTACATAGTTAACCATGCGGTTTTTGCTTGCACCAGATTTCTGCGATTGTACGTGGTTTGTACTTTGGTCAAACCGGCAAGGATTGATATACAAGTCTTCGCTAAACAATTCAGCGCCCCACTCGTCCATGCCGATGCGCTTCTTGATGATAGCTTCATCTACTAGCATTCGTTTATCGATCATAGCAGACCCCACTATAGTTAAAACCGACCATATTCAGCCAGTTTTCAGCATCAAGGCATAAGTTGTAGTGCTTGCCAGTAGAAGCGTTCTGCGAGCCGTTCTGATAGCTTACAGTGGTACGTCCAACTGTCACGCTTGCAAGTGATTGCTTTTCTTCTGCAGTCATTACACCAGTTCGGTCTAAGTATGTAATTTGGTTAGCAACTGCATTCTTAACCGCTTGTTTTCGTGGTTCAAAGTCACTGTCAAAGTCCTTATATGCATAGAAACTGCGAATGTACAAGTTTACAGTCATTTCTGCTCGTTTGTACAGTTCTTCAAATCTTTCTGTCACATCAAAACCCAAGTCAAGATATTCATCGTAAGACAAATAGGTCATGTCGTACCTCCTTTAAAATAAAAGAGGTTGACTATTCTTCAACCTCTTCTGTCTCTTCTTCTGTTTCTGTTTCTGCTTTCTTCTTGCGACCACGTTTTGGTTTTTGTTCTCCAGTTTCTGTAACTTCGATCAGTACAGTTTCATCTGGAAATACATCTGCCAATTTCTTAGTTAAGTCTTTAGCTGTCGTATCGTCAAGTTCAACTACATCACTCTCTAATACTGTGATGTCTAGGTCTTGGAAGAAAATATTTTTAGTTACTTTAAAAAGTGCCAATAGCTACCCCCTTTTTAAACGACTGTACCAGTTACCTTAACAATCGCTTTCTTGTTATCTTCGAGTGCATACGTACCACCTTTTGCAGCAGCTTGCAATTTAACACCGTCAAAATTTTCTGCTTCCACTGTGCGTGCTGTTGAGATACCTACAAATGGAATGATTGTTCCATCTGGTACAAAATAAGCAACATCGCCAGATTCGAAGTATTGTTCAGGAATTTCGACAAGTGCAAAGCCTTTGTATTTAGCAAGTCCATTTTCATCAATAGACACGCTAGAGCCCTTAGCAGAAGTGTTTGCAGTCATGTCTACGATTGCATTGAACAATTCTGTACGCAAGTACAATGTAACAGGAGCGATCACTTCATTGTTGCTGTAGTAAGCCTTGATCTTATTGACCAAAGTACGTACAGTAGCTTCCTGCATATCTGTGAGTGCTTCTGTTTTACCTGCAGCAGTTGACAAGAATTTACCGATACGTTTGTTCATTCCGCGAGTTTGAGCTTCTGCATTGAGTTTCAAACGATCAGCTACTGCAGCTTCAATGTTGTTATTTACAGTATAGCGGTCGATACCTTCATGGATCGCAAGAGTGTAGTCATAAGGTACATCTGTGTTAGTGTATTTGATTTCTTTCAACTCACCAAAACGAGATTTACCAGCGCCAGTTCCAAAACCACCATCATTAGCATCTGTTGAGTATTCACCCATAACGACAGGAGTCCCGTTGGTTTTAACCGAGAAAGCAGTGGTATTTTCTTGCACACCGTCCAAAATTTGGATAGGCGACAAGGCGTTGACAAAGGCTGCATTCACTCCGAATACAGTAGCGAGCATATCACGATATTGTTTTTCGTAGCGAGCAGCAGCTAGGTTGTTATTTGGCATAGATTATATTCCTTTCTTATTTTTTCTTGCCATAAGAGGCGATAATAGCCTCAAAAGGATCAACCTTACCATCTTCTTTAACCGATGGTGTTCCACCGATTGAGAAACTTGGCTTCGGTTCTTCCTTGGGTTCTTCAGGAACACTCCCGAATTGTGGATATTTTGCAAGGACTTCTGCGATTGCGTCATTAATAGTCACATCGTCAGTAACCTTGCTTTGAGAAAGAGCAATGACATCATCGACAGCATCAGAGCGTACACCAAGCGTCAATGCTGCATACTTAGCAGTAAGTTGCTTATTCTCCAAAAGAACCGCCTCAAGTTGTTTCTCTTTATCAGCGATTGCTTCGGCTTGTTTCTCTGCTTCTGTTTTTTGCGAGTCTTTCCACTCTCTCAATTGTTCAAGGCCATCCTTAGCACTCTTAACATCTTCAAACCCTAGGCTTTTGAAAATCTTTTCTTGTGCTTTTTTAGCCTCTTTGGCTACCAATCCATTCACTTCTTCTTGCGTGAATGTCTTAGTTTCCTCTTTTGCAACTTCTGTTGTTGCCACATCTCCAGCATTGACAGGCTGGTCTGTTGTTTGGATTTCTTCGGACATTACTTGCCCCTCCTAAATTGTGATCTTCCATTCTTTAGCGACTGTGGATAAAGTCGTAAGCGTCCTATGGGTAACGATCCCACCAAGTCCTTTGAACGCAAAATAAAAACCGTAACAATGTACGGCCTAGCAGTCTATTCCTGCCAGTCAAGATGTTGGATCACCTCCTAAATAGTATCTAAAATATTCAGATATTCTACTTCTTCGTATGTTTCTGCAAAAATATCAGGCTTGCATAGATAAAACTCGCCTTGAACTCCTTTGATTATATAATCGCCTGCTTTTGCGACCATAACACCCTCAAGTGTTTTAATCTCACACCATGCTGGGTTTTTATTCCACTTACCATTATCGTGAATGATAATCTCATTCCTTGTCACTGCGTCCCAAAACCAATCTTCTTCAATCAAACAACGTTCATTAAGTTGAACCGCCTCAATTACTACAGGTTTTTTACGGTATTTCATTTTTCTCCCCTTTATTCTTGAAAAAAAGTGCATTGTGAGTTATAATGAAGTTAAGGTAAAGGTGGTCTAACGCCCATGAAGCAGCTTGCTGTGGAGGCGGTGGGTCACCTTTATTTTTTATTAAGTTTTAAAATGTCTATCAATTCTTCACCGTCTTTTATAATTGCGATGCTTAATCCGCGACGGTTTAGGTCGTATACTTTCTCAAGCTGAGAAAGTATTTCATCGTTGGATAATTTTGTTCTCGTTACATCAAATACAATATTTTCAGATTGTTGTTTCGTCTTTCTTAAATTTCCATCTACAACGCCTTTTCCTGAACCAGTTATCTCTTTAAGGTCAAATTTCAAACCATCAACTAAATAGTCTGGACTTGGTATTTTTTCCGGGAAGTTGACTCGTGGTGCCATTTTGACGTGTTTCCCAAACGTTTTAGACAGCCATTCTCCTACTTCTTTCTCTTTTTGAGAATAATCTAGCACTACATGCTTTCCATCGACTTGATATTTCTGGCCGTTATGTTCCCAAGAATTCATTTCTGTGACCTTAGTTTTGCTAGGATCTACATTTGACAGCCATTTATCTTTTACAGAAATATAAGACTTATTGCCAGCAGGTTCGACGCTTGCTGGTTTTTCGTTTTTCTTGAAGAGTTTTTCTCTCGCATAATCCCGATGAAGGAATGGCTTATCTTTTAGAAAATCACGCATAGCACTCTGTTGAGTACGTATCTTGCTCTTGTACTTGCTTATCAGTTCCTTGTCGCCTAATTTGTTAGCAACATGGAGTTTTTCTTTACTATTTCTTATAGACCGTTCTAGGGCTCTTTGCTTCGCTTGTGCATTAGCATTCGCTATAGCTTCGCTAGGGCTTATATCCTTGACATCTGGCCCCAAGTCCGGCAATTCGTTGAACCCCACTACAAAAGGCGTTATATCATGCCCGCAGTTAATACCCAAACACCCAGCGGGCGTACCGTAACCGTGGTCAGCCATTGATAAGATAGTGATGCCATTTTCTTCTCTTTGTGGGCCATAGGTTACTATCTGATGTTGCAGTGGCGCACAAGCCTCTCTAGCAGTAGCCTTCTTAGAAAAGTAAAAAGTGTCTATATCAAACTCTTTCGCTGGGGCAGTACGCATCTCACGAAAAGCCCGCTTGACTGTTGACTTTATCACTGTCCTAGCGTAGCTATCAGCTCTCCATCGCTTCCCTTGGCTATCAGTAAAGCCGTAAAAGCCCTTTTCAAACCATTTCATGATGGTGTCATTCAAGGCCCTCTCTGGCGTCGCAATGCCCGTCACAACCTTACCAACACTTTCCTCTATGACGGACTGAAAAACGCTCCTCACGCTCTCTGGTAGCGTCGAATTGATAAGGTTGTTCACATCTCCCAGAGCTTGATTAGCGTAGCTTGCTAGATTGTTTTGAATTTCTGGATTATCGTCAAGATCATCTGCTCCCAGAGTCTCTGCTAGTTGGTCTCTAGTGGTCTTATAAACTTTGTAACCTTCACCCTCAATAATGTGCCTTAGTTGCTTCTCTGCTATTCCAGAGTATTCAGCAATCAGCTTCACATTGTCAGTATTGAGCAAGCCCATCTGGTTCATCTTCTCTAATTGCCAGATATAAGGATTTTCAGCAAGGCTTACTGACCCACGCTCTCGCAGTCTATCTACCACTTGGTCAAACAGTTCAAGGGTTAACTTATGATAAAGGTCTGAAACTTGACTAGCGTCTAGGGTTAGTTGCTGGTCATTCAGCTTTATCTTTCTATCAGCGCTAGTCTCCATGCTTATTCTCCGTAGACAGCAAAGTCAGTTGCATTACGTTCCATGTTTGCTATATCCATTGTTTCATTGTTGATGCGTTGCACCATTTGTTCAGCTTCTTCTTCTGTTAACTTTAAAGCCCGTTGGATTGCAGTTTGACGGTCAACTAGTCCACTAGCTAAAGCTTTTGTCCAGTATTCCAATTCACTATTGCGATCAGTAAAGACGCCATCGTCTAAGTTGACGCTGATCTGTTCCATTTCTGGAATAGGTCCGTCATACAGTTCATAAAGTGAGCCAAGCTCACAGATTGAAATGACCAGTTCTTTCAGAGATTGTTCGACCAAAGATACTAGGCTGTTGCGCATTTGATATGTATCAGAGTTCTCACTTACAATCTCTGTAGCAGTCTTCATGCTCTTGCCGTCAAACGAGAACATACCAGCAGATACACCTATCTGCATTTCAAAGAGACTTAACCCCTCATTGATAGCCTTGATATAATCTTCTGAACGAATAGGAGTTGTTAGGTCTGTGATACCAATAACACCGTCAATGTTCCCTGTATCAAATTTCTCGTATACGTTCTGATTAGGATCAAACTTGCGAGTAACTGTCACTTTCTCATTACGTGAGTTAAACTCAGTACGTACAGTCTGTTCTGGAACGGCTACTCTGCGTTGCCCCATTTTGACTTCCCACTTAAATTCGTCATATGTGGTATTGATGAAGTCAATGGTGCTTTTAGCATTGTCAAAGATAGACAGACCAAGCGGGCTGTTGATATCTTTGTTATTCATGCCAGCGGTCTTTAAGTAAGTGAAGAGTGGACGACTTAGCCCCTTTAATGTCGTTACTTCTTCTAACTCTTCATATAGTTCAGATAGTGGTACACGGTTACCTACTCGATCCTTAACTTCTGATCTATAAAGTTCATTTGTGATTGTATATTCATCTTTGTTCTTCCATTCGTGGAATTCAATCAAAGTATAATATACATTCTTTCGTCCCTCTGACTTAATTGTTTTAGTGACAATAGCAGCACTCGATACATCCTGGGTATTTGATCGCATAGGAAGAAAGACAGGAGCTTGCACAAAAGCGATCTTGATCTTATCACCGTCAACATAAGGACGCATAGCAAGTCCACCAAGTGCTAGGCAACTCTCAAAATATCGCTCAAAATTCTTATTGAAGCGGTCATTTAAAAGTACGTTCTGCACAAACTCATCAGCACCGCCAACAGTTTCATCAACACCGCTAACAGTTTCATCAACTGTGATTGCAGCCTGTTCATTATATACAAGGCTTGCAATCTTTTTGGATGCAGTCCGTCCGATTGGTAAGTGGTTGAATGATCGTTTTACCATGTCTCCATTTGAGTTCATATACTCAACATCTTCCCACTTCGATTGATAATAACGCAAGTTGCGCATAATCCGTGTGTATTCTTCTTGACTTACTGCTATCCGTGGGTGTTCTGTGATATTTCCTAGCGATTGTTGTTGCATCGCATACTGTCCTCTCTTAAATATATTTACTATTCGTTGTATAATTCCCATTTAAATTAAACCTTTAAATTTAGATAACGTGCGTTGTCTATCACAAAATATTGAAAGGCATCGCAAGTGTGGTCATCTTCTTTGATAACCTTTGGGTCATCATTCATGATTGATTTCTCTTCCCATTGGTATTTCTTGTGTTCCTCAATAAAATACTTTAGGTTGTTTTCCGTTGGTAAATAAAAAAAGCGTCCTTCTGCCAGAAGTGACTGCACGTATTCAGTCATGACTATTTTCTTTTTCTTTGCTACTGGATGCCAGCGCACACCATAATCTTCATAATACTGATTTCTCAATGCTCCCTCCGCACTGTCTATTGTTAGGTTGAGAATAGGCGCATTAGGAAAACGCCTCGCTTTCGCCTCTAAATAGTCATGTATCTCTTTAGACAAAATACTAGGTGCTTTCTTGTGAGTCTTACCCGCTGGGCTATAGTAGTAGTTATCAATCAGATACACATTGTTAGCATTCGTCAAGACTAGGTGCAAGCAAGTAGTAGCAGATTGTTGATGCCCACCATCGACTGCGAAGAATTGACCAATAACACGCTCATTATCTGGCACTTTGTCAATCTCTTTAAACAAAGCCATGTTATAGACATTCGTACCAAGCCCGACTGGTTCACCCAGATAGATATATTTGTAATAGTCGTAGTCGTTCTCTTTGATACGCTCAATGTCTTCCAGCATCTGCTCTGTGACAAAACCCAGCCTATCATCAAGATAAGAAGACGAATGCACTAGATAGCTATCATTATCTCTTAACTCTTCTGCCCACTCATTGATCCAACTATATGGATTGCGTGGTGGGTTATACGACCAGAAGAATTTCACAAAATCAACATCTGGATGCTTCTGTCGCATGAAAGTCACGTTTGACTGGTCAAAATCTTCTTTATTGCTAAACTCTGCAGCTTCCTCGTACCAAACCGCTATAATATTTCCGATGTCATTCGATTTCAGTTTCTGAAAATCATCTTGACCGTAGAAGTAGAAGCATGAACCAGTAACCGTGTCTTGTATTTTAAAAGGTGATACTGTAGCTTTAAACCGTCCAGACAATCCAAACTTATTTAAAGCCCATTGGATTTTAAGAAACACGCTATCACGAATAGTGTTGCCTACTTTCCGAATGACTACCACATTCGCTTTCTTACCAGCAATTAGAAAAGGTATCATCATATAGACAAGCAACAAGGCTATGACGGATGATTTGAAAGAGTTCCGACCGCCTTTTAGCACGTTATAAGGCTTGCTGGTTGTCCACACGCTCTTAAAATGCGGGTTCACATTCGATTGAATATTAACTTTCATCTTTCGACCATTCGTCTATGATTGTGATAGTTGTATCAGTAGCATCTATACCAACTTTCTCAGTCCACATACCATAACGCTTGCCAAGTAGTTCAAGCGCCTTGTTTCTATCGCTGTTCCTTGTAGGGTATTCAACAAGTTGAGGTATCTCATTATAGACTTTGACGCTCTTACCACTCAATGGATCTGGCTTCAATTCAGCTATTTTAGTTATGACAACCGTTGTTTCCATTGCTGTGCCAGATGCTATCTCGGATAGCATGACGAGAATTTGTTTTTGTGTCAAGATTTTTTCATCTTGCAATTCTTCCATGCGTTTTTTTATACTTTCAGAAATGTCAACTTTCGTCAACAAGCGTTGCCCTTGACTTCTAGCAGTCTTCTTACTATACCCAGCTTTGATAGCGGATTGTGTAGCATTCCCAGAGATGATGTACTCGTCTACAAATCTCTGTTGTCTTAACGATAATTTAGCGATGTTCCATCACCCCTTTCGTTGAAAAAATAAAAAAAGATCGGTTTAATCCGATCCCGTTGGTATCAATAAGAAAGACAAGGAGCAAGTGACATGAAAAATCATCGAAATTTTAAATTGGAGATAAAACTTTCAAAAAACGCTAAAACCTCTAGAGTAGATGTCTTGCTCTACTTGTCTATGCTACTATAATAGCACTTTCCCATTCCCAAAATGTCCGTTTTTGTGTCATAATTTCATCGCTAAATGTTCGATTCCTGACTTTTTCGCTCTCTGATAAGTTGTGCGTGAACAGTTCAGTTGCCCCGTTGTTTTGATCCAGTTATATCCATTGACATAGGTGTATCTCAGAACAGCCCTTTCGAGTGGATCTTCAAGCTGATCGATCGCAGCGATTGTCTTTCTACTTTCAGACCATAATTTTAAAATTTCACCTTCGATTTTCTCTTTCTCATCGATGATCTTCACGTTTAATTCTTCCGTCTTATTCCCCCGCTTGCTCCCTTTCGGCTCGTCCGAATAGACTTGTGCTTTTTGTACAAGAGATTCCAGAGCAAAAATCTCCTGTCTTTTGGATTTGATTGTGTCATCAAGAAATTTTAGGTTATTCAGTCGCTTCTTAATATTCATCCACCAACTCCATTCAAATCTGCCACCTCTCGAAGCTCTTCTGCTGCTCTCGAATTATAGTCGGCATTTAGCTTATTTATTATAGTATCTTGCATTTTGTCCCGTTCATTGCTTTTCTCGATTGAGCGATCATGCTCCTCGACTTTGAGTTGTAGCTCCTTCGTTCGCTCTTCAAGCGTCACGATCCGATCGTTCATATTGACGCAACAAACGACGAGCACGATCACGAGGACTGCAATATTCAAGATCCCGAGTATATAGTTTTTCATTCTTCTTGCTCCAACAATTCTGAGTTTTCGTAAATGTTGCCGATGATTTCCTCTGCTCCTGTCCACGCATACCCCTCTCTAATACCTTTTAGATATATAGCTGGCATGCCTCCTACGAAAGTACCACCATATTCTTTTTCTAGGTATACTTCATGAGGACATCCTCTGGTGCATTTTATAATATCTCCGACAAAGACCTCTCTGCCATTCTTATCTTTGAGGCCTGTTGATTGCATGAGTACAATTCCATCAATCGTTGTGTTAGATCCAAAATCTCTACCAATAAACAAGACAGTGCTCACGTTCCCCTCGTCGTCAAATCGTATCCGTTTAACTTTGCCCACTTCTTCCCACGTCTTGTGCCACGCTATATATCTTGGAATCATTCTTCCACCTCTCGTCCATGTTCTTTCAGCCATCTATCAAACCCCTCAAAAACATTTTCATTTTCTTTGAGTTTGAAAATTCCGCTATATCTATCGTCGCAATACTTGCAATAATCAATGTAAGTTCCACCGTAAAAGACATCACTCCACCTCCTCAATCGTAAAGAGCGGGTTTACAAACACGTCCCCGAAGCCCCCTTTTTGCAGATTTTCTAACGTGTGATACAAGCGGACATCGTCTAGTCTTTTCTTATTGCCAAAATACCAGTATCGTTGTACGCTGTTCCATTTCAGATACTCCCAGCCGTCACCAATATTTTTTATTTTTACAATATACCGCTTCTCTTTCTCGACTGTGTAGCCGAATTGGTGCATATTGACTAATGTTTGAAATGGTTTTGTATGTGCTTCTATCACCCAATTTTCAAAATCGTTCAATTCTTCGTCTTCATACATGCTTGAGATCGTGTTGATGCATCTAAACAAATTCCCTTCAAAATCATCTTTGTTTTTTTCGTACCAATCCGCCACAAATTGCGGAATAACTGGCTTTTGCGGTTCGTCTAGTTGTTTGAGCTTCTTAACAAATTCTGTATAGGCTTTCTCTTCTGCAACACCTAGAAGACCATAATCTAAGATTTTTTCATAATGTTCAATCAACTCTTGTATATTCATTCTTTTTTCCCTCCTTGTTGATTATTTAAAAACCATTGTCATGCTTGACAAATCCCGTAATATTTCCCGCTTTTTCTTCAATTCCTTTTCCGTTTCCTGTTTCTTCAGTAGGATCTTCAAGATTTCTTTGTTTAGTTGGTTCCGTTCCCTCATTTTGGACCGTTCCGACTTTTCCAGTTTTTTTAGCTGTGATTCCGTTTGTTTGATTTCCTGTTGTAGCTGTTCCCTGCACTTCATGTTTTCACTCCTTCTGCTTGAGCTTCTAGCCATTCGAACAAGAGACCGAATTGTTTCACCACAAGCTCGTTATCGTTATATTTCTTGCAGATCTCCGCGATCGATCCCGTCACCCATAACCAATACCGATCTGTGTTGAATCCGACGGTTTGTGCCACTTGGTTACTCTGTGTCATCCACTCGGGGATCTCGACACTAAAGAAATGTATATAATTCATCGTCCCACTCCTCCACTCTGACATAGATCCCCACGACATCGGACCAAAACTTTTCAGCGATCTCGCTTGCCACCTCTGCGTCGTTTTTCCAAAAGCCAACCTCTGTCATGCAATCCTTGAATAGTTTTTGGAGATTGTCCGTATCTGGTGCTGTTGTCTTATACTGTCCAGATCGTACTCCCTTAATCATCGGAAAGCACCATTTGACCGTGAGCCGGATCGGCCCTTTTAACTTATCCGGAGGTACATGACGTGATAGAAGACTTTCAAATTTCGCTCGTGCGTTTTGCAGCTCCACCGGCTCGTAGAAAATCGGCTTGCCATTTCTGACATTTACTTTTTTCTGTTGGTGTGTCGTCGTTGGAATTTTTTCCATCGGCAAAAAGAATTCGATCATTTATTCATCCTCATAAAACAGAAAGATCAGCACATCCTCACCAATTGTCTGGACGTCCGTATTGATCCATACCTTACCGGCTTTTTCCAAATACTCGAGAAAGAGATTGACCTCTTTTTCTAAGTCCGGAAAAAAGCTCACGTTTGATTTAAAGAATTTCACTTTCATATATTTTTTACCATTTCTTTTTTCATTTTTATTTTAGGTTTTCCGTTCGCGCTTTTGTCAAAGGTAAGATAAAGGATAAAGGGGCGGAGCTTAAGCCCCTTTTCCTTTTCTCTTTGACTTGACGAAGGAAAAGTCCTTTTAATACCCTTGAAAAGGGTATAGGCTGTTTTTTTCCGGAAAAATACTAGACTTTTTCCTATTTTTCCAATTTCGGAAAGAAAAGAAAAATACTGGACTTTTTCCAAAATCGGAAAAGAAAAATACTGTATTTTTCTTTAGAA